ATGAAGCCACAGGCCCTCTTTCCTTGTGAGTTCTGTAAAAACTTTCTATTAAATTTTTAACCTCTCCACAGGTTCTGCATTTCCTATCAGTAAGCAATAAATGACTAAGTTTTATTTGCTTATCTAAATCCATTACATATACTCCCACATATATGATCTATCCCCATACTCATCAGTAAACCATCTATCACCGTCTGCATCGACAAAACTATTTCCATCTAGACCGTCTGATATAAAACCAAAAGGTGCCATATCTTGTTCTATTTGATTTTTTTGTTCTTCATATAATCTCTTCCTAACATCCTGGTCGGTTAATTCTTTGAAATAATCTTGGGCAACTAACCAAGCATAAATCACTAGGCACATTGCCAAGTCATCATTACACCCTTCCTCAGCTTCAAATGAGTTGTGCTTTTGAATGAATGTTGTTAATTCTGAAATTATCTCATAATCATTTAAGTAAAGTTTATCCTCCTCAATCATAGTTTTGAGATTGAGACAACCAACCTTCTTGACAGTTTTGGACATCTTTACGCCAAGTTGAGTTTTCTTTCCAGAAAAACCTTGTCCAACTATTTGACCAGCTCTACCTCTCATTGAGCACATAAGAAGATTTTTATACTCTAGATCGTATTGGAGAATACTGGCTACTTGATCTCCAACATCATTTACTTCACATAAGATATATGCTTCATTGTAACTTCTCCCAACTTCATCAATAATACTTGGGAAAAGCATTGGCTTTATTTCATTATTTCTATACTTAGCAACAACCTTATGTGGAAACTGTGTAATGTCTACAACAGTGAAAGCTGAATAATCATTTCCAACGCCTCTAGCAACATCCACAGTGATTAAGTAGTCATGATTCTCTATAGGATCCACATATACATCTAAACCTGCGCTACGGGTCTTAGGATGGTCGTAGACGAGGTTTCTGAGTTTAGATGGCGCAATAAGAGTATCAACAGATCCTAAAAATTCACATTCAAACTCAACTTTAAATTGTTGTTCCGATGTGTTTGCGATTGTCTGTTGTTTCCATACTTCATCTCTTCCAGGAACTTCAGACCAGTGAACATCAGTATAAACATATTCGTTCTTTCCTTTCTCAGCATCATGCCACATACGGTAGAAATGATTCATACCATGTGGTGTTGATACAATAATTACTTTTGTGTTTTTACCTGAAGTAATCGTTGGATATACTGATGCAAAGAATGAATCTGCGATGTGATTTGGAACGAACGCAAATTCGTCCAAGAATAGGATATTGAATGACATACCACGAACCGCAGAAGCAGAAGTAGAAGCAGCCAAGATTTTACTTCCGTTCTCAAGTTCAAGAGAACCTTTGTTCCAAGAAATGATTCCCTGTTGCATCCACTTTGGTAGATTTTCATATGCTGTCTGCAATCTGTCTAATAGTTCTCTAGCAGTTGCTGCTTTGTTTGCAAGAATACCTATATTTACATTATCATTGAATACTGCATAATGGAGAAGAAAAGATACCACAGTGGTAGATTTGCCTGTCTGACGAGGCATCTTGCAGATGTTAAATCTATGTTGGTGGAAATTTTTAATTAACTTCTCTTGGAAATGATATGGCTTAAAAGTTTGTAGACCATGATCCAGAGTAACAATCTTTACATAATTATTTGCAAAGTAAACTGGATCTTCTTGACATTTTAAAAATTCAAGAACCTGTTCTTCAGTGAACTCAATTGGAGTATTGGCCTTCTTCAGTAAAGGATTACCAAGATATACATCACTCATAAAAAATTACCTCTGTTCAATCCAGTTCAATACTGCAAGTGCTGCTTTATTGGTATTTGGAGAAGCGCAAGCGAGGGTGTAAGTATCACTAATTGTTCCGATACCAGACCTTCCAAGTTGCAAATCTGCTTTACTATCAATGTCAATTAATGAGGATCCACCAGCAATCGTAAATCCAGAAAGAAGTGTTATTCCACCAGTAAGTGCTGTTGCGGTGGTATCATATTGGACAAAGGAATTTGGATCTGGATGATTAGTCCAATTTGCACCAGTTAGTGTGGAATTTTGATAAAGTCTCCAATAGACATTTGTATTATCATTTGTTACTGCCTGTAGAGACCTTAAAAGCATTACTGACTGAAGTGCAGTTGACTTAAGACGCAAACTGATTACTGGATAAAAAGTGTTTGCGTTAGTCAAAGTTGTCCCAGTGATGGGATTGGTAATACTCAAAAGAGTTCCAAGTTTTTCTGGTTCTCCTTCTTGGAGCAATGAGTTTGACCCTTGATAAAGATAATGAGTTCCTGCAACCCCAGTTATATTTTCAATCTCGCAACGAATCGGTAAAAATGGAGTGGAACACCAAACCCTATCAAGATTATTTGCATTATCAAAAGTATGACTCCTGATAGTTTCGCCCTTCATCAACCAACTGAATTCTACAGTTCCTGCACCATACCATTCATAATTAATAGAAATCATTTGTTGTTTGGTTGGATCTGCAATTACACCAGTCCAACCATTACCATCAAACTTTTCACCATTCCAATCGTCTCTGGTTACTCTCGTTTCTGTAGTAATGCCTGATGTACTACTACGAATAACATAAGAATATGTGCCTCCATCATCCTCGAAATAAGCACCATTATTGTCATCAAACAATCCAAATCTTCTGCGAATACCGACTTGTGGTGCTTCTAGACGAATTGCAAATGCTAGTGTTGCTGGTCTTCCAGGAATGTATCTCATTACATTCTTGGTTTGTCTGATGACTTTACTTCCTGCAGCAGAACCAACCTGCATAACAACATTACTGGCAGATGCATTATGAGTTGCAGTTCCAACACCAACTACTCTTTCATCCCAAACATCAGTCTCCTTACCATACTGGAAGGTATTAAAGAAAACTGTTTGGAAAGGTGCTACTTTTAATCTATTATTATTAGAAAAATTAGGTCTCCAATCAGTTTGATTTCCCCAATGGTCTGCAATATTAAAAACTTCAAAAAGTGTTCTTTCTTGATTTAAAAAGTCCTGTTCATTTTTATTCCACTGAGCCATTAATCATTCACCCCAAGTTAATCTTTCTGGTTGATATCTCTGTACATTTTTAATTCTTGATGTTTGTGTAGCTGCTGGATAAATGTTATGAACAATTGCTCCTGGATATTCTCCTTGGAGATGTTCTGCAAGTTCATTCTTGTTCATCATTTTACCTTCAACTTCCATCCTATAAATTTTTCCTTCCCAAACTACATCAGCAACGAATGATTCCTTCGCCACTTCAGGTTCCGAATTATTGATATAAAGATTTCCGTTGAAATCTCCAGAGATATTTACTGACTCTGATAGAAATTGCTTAAAACTTTTCATTAGCAGTTCCACGCTCTAAGTGACTTGTTAATTCTACTATCTGGATCGTTAGCAGTTTTTGCAGAAGTTAATTTTTTCTTCATGCCTTTCATTCTTGCACAAAATGATGCACGACGAGGATTGCCAACTTTTTTAGATGGTGCCTTTAAATCTGAACCAGGATTTTCTGCTTCATATGAACGACGACCTTTTTCATTTAATCCACCTTCTTTATTCTGACCTTCCTTCTTAGTCCATGCAGCACCTTCTACTTGAAGAAACTGCTCACCAGGTTTAATATCTGAGATATAATATGATTGAACTTTAGAACCAGGGTAAACCTTTTCAATTTGAGATTGAACTTCCTGACGATTTGGTTTAGTTGTTTGTGGAAAGAATAACTTGATCATAAAATACTTTCCTCTCCAACTCAAAGTAACTAGAATAATATTTCCAGTTTTTGATGGAATTCTTACCGATTCTCCCATTGGCTTTACATAATTTTTATCTGGTCCTGGTTTTGCAGAACTTCCTCCCATAGGTCTCTTTGGAGAACATTCGCAAGGTGACTTTCCACATACTTCGCAAACTTTGGTTTCTTCTGAAACTGACTTCCAACCACCACCTTCCGACTTATATCCCTTTGCAGCCCAACCATTTGCATATGCTGAAGGATAAACATCAAACTTTGCCTTTGCCTTTGCTTTCCACTTAGCCCAGAGTTTTGGGTTTGTTGGTTTGTTTTCTTCTTCCAAATCTACTTCTTCTGGAACACAATTTGGAACTTCTTTTCCATTTTTCTTTTTCATTCCAACTTGTTTATATCCAATCCAGCAAGGATCTTTTGCCTCTTTCATTTCACTATCTTTCATGATAGCTCCGTTTGACATCAAATGATATCCTTTAGGAATTGGTTTGCACTTATTTTCTCTGTTGCAGAAATATTGGTCTTCTGGACACTTATTCTTTGCTTCATCCATAGAACCTTGAACATTATGTTCGCCACTATCTAAGTAATCTGCGGCCGCATCAATATAATCTGCTGCTTTAGTAATTTTTGATTGTACCCATGCCTCAATATTACCTTCACCTTTCATTTTTGATCTAAGGCGCTTTACTGCTTTTTCAATAGTAGAAAGTTCAGATCTTGCCATTGAGTGTTCATGATCTGGTTCTGGTTTTTTAGATTCTGTAACTCCACCAATAGTTACTGCATCCCACATAGCAGGCCCATAGGAACACTCCATTCTTCTTTCCCTCTTTCTACACATCGGACAATATCTCATCTCATCCGATTGTTCTTCAATCTTATTGGATACCATTTTTGGTTTTCCTCCTTTTCCTGGACGATCTGCTACTGGATCTTCTTCTCTTTTTCTTCTTACTGCAGCAGCGATTTCATCTTTAGACATTTTTGCTGCTTTTTCTTTTGATAAGCACTTTGGTTTTGGTTCTCCTGGATCACGAGCACATTTGCCAATTCTTTCACCTTTAGTGTTATAGCGATCCCATCCACCACCACCAACTCCACCTTCTCCACCAGTTCCAAACCACTTACGAAGATCTTCGTAAGCAATACCTCTTTTAGTGTGTTTTAATTCACCTTTTTGTTTTGCCATTAATTTTTTTGATCCAGCACCAACATTAATGTCAATTGGATTTTCATCAGGAGTTTTCTTTTTTGGATTGTCATAAACATCCACATCACCATCAGCATCACGATCAACATATTGAACTGTTGAGTGATGTACTAATTGTTTTAAATCTAAGTTGGGATCCAACTGATGTTGTTTTCCTTTTAGATGTGGAGTTTTATGTGAAAACTTTTGATTTTTCATTCAACTGGTTTTGATTTAGTTTCTTCACCTTTGGCTCTTTTTCTTCTCGCTGCACAATGAGCGCGTTGAGAAAATCCTTTTGGATTTGAGCAGTCAATACTCTTTTTATATTTATTACTCCACTCTTCTTGAAATTGTTTAAATGTTTTCATTGGTAGATTGCTTTTTGAGTAACTTAGCTAATTCTGCTGTTGAACCCACAAACAATGCATTTGTGACATTTGTTGGACCCTTAATATTCTTATCTTCATCTAGGTCTTTAAGTTTCTTTTGAAGATCCATAAGTTTGTCTGTTGCATCTGCAACATTTTTAATCAGTTGACCAGCAACTTCATACGCTCTTGGCATTTCACTTTCTTGAGCCAATTCGAGAATTCCATTAATTGCCTCTTGACCCTTTTCAATTAAAGAATACAAGTTTCCTCTAGTATATTCATAATCTTTCTTTACATCCTCCACCGAAGATGCTACTTTTTCAAC